TCAGCGACGTTAGAACAGGTTGATAACTACAATTCAAGCATTGATGCCCTAGAGATTCCCTTGGATTCACGGGTATTTGCAGGTGGACAGTTGTTTTTTGCGGGTGTTGTAGGGGCTAAGATCGTGGCTTTTACGGGTCAGCCTAAGACTGCGAACATTACGACTGGTGATATAGCTGAAGGTCGGTCTACGGTGACGTTAGTTCGGCCTACTGTGGACGGTGGTAGTGGGTCTGTGGCGATTTCTAGCCGGGATTTGCTCAATGAACAGGTGGAATTTGGCTCTAACGTACCTGCTGATGCTGAAAACCGTGTTTCTATCCGTTCTAACGGTGAGTATCACAGGCTAAGACTGACTCCGACAGGGGATAACTGGAAAACTGCGGTGATGTTAGAGGTAGACGTTGTAAAGCAGGGTAATCGATGACTCAGTTTCGTACATTACCGCCATTTGGAGGGGATCAGAGGTCTGTTGCTGAGGTCGTTCGTGGCATTATGGACGGAAAGACCAATAACACAGGTCTGATTACCCTAGCGACTGGCAATGCGTCTACAACTACCCTCTACGACGGACGTATAGGCTTTGACAGCCTGATTTTCTTCGTTCCTGTATCTGCGGCTGCTGAGGCTGATTCGGCTCCCTATGGGGCGTTTCAGGACTCTACAGACCAGACTGCGGCTAACACCACAACAGCCTATGCGGTTACGTTTAACACGACAGATTATTCCAATGGAATCTACGTTTCTAATAGTTCTAGGCTAAACGTCAGAAATTATGGGATTTACAACATTCAGTTTTCGTTTCAATTTAAGAATACGTCAAACGATGGTCAGGACGTAGATATTTGGTTCCGTAAGAATGGGACTGACGTAGCTGGTTCTAATAGTAAGTTTTATTTGCCAGCAAGAAAGAGTACAGGTGATCCTAGTCACCTGATTGCTGCGATGAATTACTTTCTAGAAATGAACGCTAATGACTATGTTCAGGTAATGTGGCGGGTTAGTAATACTGGCGTTTCTTTGGAACAGTACCCGACTGATACGAGTCCGACTAGACCAGCAACGCCATCGACTATCATTACGATGTCTTACGTTGCACCATCGGCTACAACGAACTTATACGTTTCTACACAACAACAAGGTCAAGCAACGATTAGTCATTGGGCTAACGCTACTGCTGACAAAACTTACGGATACATTATTGTCGGATGACGGAATTCAAATATATCGAGCCTGACCAACTAAGGAAGTGGTGGCCTAGCGTCAAGGCTGGATTAGAGAAGATTAAAGCGGTGAGTTCTGAGAGCTGGATTGTGGAGGATGTGTACACGGACTGCTGGAATCAGAAGTCAGGCTTATGGGTTGGACTAGAGGATAACCATTTCAAATCGTTCTTTGTATTGCAGCCATTAGGGGAAGAACTCCATGTTTGGTGTGCTTGGACGTTAGAAAATGATTATCAGATGGTGCAAAAAGGTTTACAATTCATCAAAAATATGGCAAGAGAAAGTGGTAACAAATACCTAACTTTCACAAGTCATAGGCCGGGCTGGGAACGTAGAGCCAAAGCCTACGGATTCAAGCCTCGGAAATGGATAAGCGAGGTGTGATATGGGCGGTGGTGGCGGTACTCAAGAAACTAAGACGGAAATTAGCCCGGAGTTTAAGCCGTACATTACCTATTCGTTAGGTGAGGCTCAGAGGCGTTATCAGGCTATGCCAGAGGCTCCTGAGACCTTGGCGGTATCTCCGTCAGCGGCTACTCAGCAAGCCCTACAGATGGCTCAACAGAGGGCTGTAGGCGGTTCTCCACTACTTCGTGCTGCTCAGGAAGAACAACTCGCTACGATTCAAGGTCGTGGCGTTAATCCATTCCTATCGGGTGCTTTAGAACAGGCTAACCGTCTAGCAGGTGAGCGTTATACCCAGAATATCCAAGACCTACAGGCTGCTGCTTCGTCGGCTGGTCGGTATGGTTCGTCTGCAATGGGTCAACAGGCGGGTAAAGCTCAGGACATCTTTGCTCGTGCATTAACGGAACAGGGTGGTCAGCTAGCGTTTTCCTCGGCTGAGGCTGAGAGGGCTAGACAGGTTGAAGCGGCTAGGGCTGCTCCACAAATGTCTGCGGCTGATTATGCTGATCTCCAGCGTCTCCTACAGGTTGGTCAGGCTAGAGAAGGTTACGAGCAACAGGCTATTCAAGGTCGATTGGCTGCTCAGGATATTCCGTTACAAAGATTGCAACAGGCTGCTAATGTGTTCTATGGTGCGCCTCTGGAGACTAAGACCACGAGTACACCGCAGGGAGGTAAGTAATGGGTGCTGCTGCTGCTCCAATGTTGATTGGCTCTGCTTTAGGGGCTGTTACGAACCGTCGTAACCCGCTACAAGGTGCGCTACTGGGTGGTGTACTAGGTGGCGTAGGTGGTTCGTTCATGGGTGGTTTTGGTGGTGCTGGTAACGCTGCTGCTACGGCTACGATGACTGGTGCTTCTCCTGCTGCTACTGGGGTGGCTATGGTTCCAACGGCAGCTACTCCAGCGTCTGCATTGCAAGGTGCTTCAAGTAGCATATTTGCTAATCCTTCAATGCCTGTTTATGGTGCTACTGGTGGTACTACGGGGCTTATTGGCTCAACTACTGCGCCTGTAACATTGGGTGAACGTTTTATGGGTGGTATGAACGCATTAAAGAGCGACATTGGCGCATTAAATACATTTGCTAGTCAAAACCCTGTAGCTACTCAAGTTGGACTTGGTGCGGTTAAAGATGTATTTAGTCAGCAGCCACAGCCAGCATTACAGTCAGGATTACTGAGAGGTAGTCAGGTAGTGCCACAAAAACCGCCACAGTACGCTACGGCGATGCCTGTTATGCCACAAATTAACCTGTTAGGGTGACGTATGGCTTTGTTAGATTCCCTTCCATCGTTTTACAGTACACCGGACTTATATAAAAACGTCCTAACGCCACAGGAACAAGCTGCGTTAGAGAAACGAGCTAGTCTAGGTGGATTGCTAGGATTTGGTGCTGCTTTGGCTCAGGGTTTGAGTCCGCAGGGCTATCGTCGATCTGCTGCTGAGAACATCCTAACTGCTCTAGGTGCTGGATTTGGTGGTGCTTCACAGACGTTTCAATCTGGCATTGGTCAGATGGTTGAACTTCAAAAGTTCCAGCAATCTCAAAGAGACCTTGCAAGGCAGCAACAGGCTAGAGACGCTATTGAGGCAGTCATTAAGACTCCTGAAGTTGCAAATAATCCTGCTATGGTTGCCTACTTTAGGGCGAATCCTGAGAAGGCACTGGAGCGTTTTGTTGCAATTCAGGAAACACAGATTGCTAGAGGTATTCGTCCATCTACTGCGCCTAGCGTTGCTCCTAGTCCTGCTCCAGTTTCTGCTGCTCCTGCTATTGATGCTATGGGTATGCGGCCTGAAGCATTGCCTCCGTTTAGTGGTAAGCCTGAAGTCTATAGAGTCCCAATGCCTGATGAGGCTCCTATCGTAGAGCAAAAATCAGAAAAATTGGCTCCTGTTAGCGTAGAAAAGGCTCCTTCACGTTATGCAAAGCAACTAAGAGAGGCTGAGGCAGCACAGGCTTACTTTTCAAATACTGGAAATACAGCTCGTGCCAAAGATGCTAGAGAAGAAGCAGATAGTTTGCGTAATCTCATCCGTCAGGAAGAATTGGCTGGTTCAGTTAAAACGAGTCTTTCTAATGTACATCCTATGCTTCAGGGCATGGTAGAGGCACTAGACCAAAATGCTATCAGCATGACACCTGCTGAAATTCAAGGTGCTATTTCCGAGATTCGCAAGAAGGATGCTGATTTTAGACTGAACTCTGAAACAGACCTGAGAAAAGAGTTTTCAGGATTAACAACTGTTAAAGAGTTCCCAACAGTTAAAACTGCCTACAACCAAATTCTTAATGCTTTAAATAATCCTTCTGCGGCGAGTGACTTGACTGCTGCGACTAAGTTTATGAAGTTGCTTGATCCGGGTTCTGTTGTTCGAGAGTCTGAATTGGGTATGGCAATGGCTGCTACTGGTGCAATTGAGCGTATGCAAAACTATTTCCAGCGGTTGCAAGATGGTCAAATGCTTAATCCTGCTCAAAGGGCTGACTTCAAGAAAGCGGCTGGACTTGCTTTTCAAGCTGCTGAAGCTACCTACAACGATGTTAGCAATCAATATACTGACCTTGCAAAGTCATACAACTTAAACCCTAATAATGTCGTATTGCCTCAAAGACGCTCTACGGAGCCTAAAGTTCAATCAGAGCGTCCTACTGGTGTAGGTAAAGATTGGCGATTAAGTCAAGATGCTCAAGGGAACAAGGCTTGGGTAAGTCCAGATGGAACTAAATTTGTGGAGGTCAAATAATGGCATTTGATCTATCTACTGCTCGTCCTATCGGGCAAAGTGAGTCCATGAGTGGGAAAGAAGTTGTTACTCAGGCTGTTAAAAACTTCCCACGTTCGTTAAAGAATGTATTAACTGGAACTTACGAGGCTGTAACTAGCCCACTCCAGACTGGTAAGACGATCATAGATATTGGTGCTGGAGCGTTACAGAACATCTTGCCTGAGAGTGTTGTTCAGGCTATTGGTGAGGATAAAGCCTCTAGGGAAGTTGCTAACAAGGTTGGGCAAATTTACGTTCAGCGTTATGGCGGTATAGAAAACGCTAAGCGGACGATTGCTAACGACCCTGCTGGATTCTTGTCTGATGTATCGGCTGCATTAACTGTAGGTGCTGGATCAGGTGTAGTAGCCCCTCAACTTGGGAAGGCAGCGGCTTTTGTTGATCCGCTATCCCTAACGGCAAAGACTGTAGGAACCGTAGGTAAGGCTGCTGCTCCTGTATTGGGCATGACTACTGGTGCAGGTACAGAGGCTTTTAAACAGGCTTATAAGGCTGGTAGAGAAGGTGGTAAGGCATCTGAACAGTTCCGGTCAAATATCACTGGTACTGCGCCAATGACAGATGTTTTGGACATGGCAAAGCAGAATCTTGCCAATATGAACCAAGCTAAACAGGCTCAGTATCGGTCTGGCATGGTCAATATCAAGGGTGATAAGACTGTTCTGGACTTCAAAGGTATTGATACAGCATTGCAAACTGCTGCAAATAAGACGCAATATAAAGGCAAGGTTGTAAACCAACGAGCAGCAGATGAGCTACAGACGGTTCAGGGAATTATTGACGATTGGAAGGCTCAAAATCCTGCTGACTTCCATACGCCAGAAGGTCTTGATGCGTTAAAGCAAAAGATTGGTGACGTACTAGAAAATATTCCATACGAACAAAAACAAGCTAGAGCAGCAGTTGGTGGTGTCTACGATTCTGTTAAATCAGAGATCAATAGACAGGCTCCTACCTACTCTAAAGTGATGAAAGAGTATTCAGAGGCTTCTGAACTCATCAAAGAGATTGAGCGTTCATTGTCATTAGGACAAAAAGCGAGTGCTGAGACTGCGACTCGTAAACTTCAATCTTTAATGCGGAAGAACGTAAACACTAATTTTGGTCAAAGAGTTACTTTAGGCAAAGAATTAAGTGCTGCAGGTAGTGACATATTCCCGGCTTTGGCTGGTCAGTCTCTAACAGAGTTTACGCCTATGGGATTGCAGAGAGCTACATCTTTAGGTACTGCTGCTGGAGCATTTCAAGCTGGTGGAGTTTC